AGCAATAAAAGTTGCCATCCCAATAAGCCTTATTACCAGATAACTTATTACCTTCGGCATCATAAAGCTGGATGCGACCGTCAATAACTTCAAATCTTGTTGCTTTAATTAATTCAGTCATTTTATGCTCCTAAACCATTTTCTGAGTTCGTCATACGCAGTCATATTTCCAGATAGCCAGCATTCGACAAACAGCCGTTCTATTTCTTGATCTTGCTGCATAAACTAACCCATTCCTTATTGCATTGGTAAACTATAAAAACTAACAGTGATAACCAGATTATTGACATTATTTATTCCTTGATATTTCTAATTCAGCAGCCTTGAAACCAACCCAGTCGCCTTGAGAATTTAAACCGCGCCTAGCAAGTTCCTTGCAAGCAAGATCAAGTAAATTTATTTCCCCGTTAACTGCCTTTACTATCAGAGCAGTCGAGGTAAGGTTAAAAATAAAATTGGGATTTAAATTGTCTGTCATGATTAGTTCCTTTCCATACCCTTATAATACCCGCATTTATAACCATTGCAAGCCCTAAAATAAAAAATTTTCAACTATTTTAATTTTTGGCTGATTTCTGCGGTTTTCAGGCCAATATCTCAATAACTACGCGGGGATTTTTCTTGTCAGTTTCCGCAAAATCTATCGTTATCGGGCGAAAAAACCTGTCATTTATCGCCAAACCATCCGCTACGCCGTCAAGCCCCGCTTTAATAGATGCCAAACAGTTATCAATATCCCGATTAGCTTTTGTTGGTGGGTAAAATGTGATTTTTAAATGATGCCGAATAGCTGGCAGTTCAACGCCCAATGCCTGAGCCTTCCAGTAACCCTCATTCCTGTATGCTGATTTAAACGGTTGTCTTTTAGCCCAATGCGCCCTTGAATTAGGCGATAACAATTTATTAGGCCATGACAGCGTTATTTGCATCCCATCGCCTCGTAATATAAATCATCTGGCTTTGGCAATGTTATGCCGATTGAAAACATGAGCGCGTCAATTTTATCAAGATAGCTTGTAAACTCAGCCGTTGTTAGCTTTGTGGTCGATTTAGTGCGCTCAATTTTATATCCAAACGCTTCAACAGTCTCAGAACCTAAAAACTTAAGCTTAAAAATCTCATGCAGATCATCCTCTGAATTGCCCGTTTCTTGTGCAATGATATTTAACCACATCCACATAAGGCTATTTTGTGCAACGGTTCGGCTTTTGACGTGCTTTTTAATCTGCACAGCCCATCCATGTTCAAGCCCCTGTATGTAATCCATACAAGCTTTTTTAGCCTTGTCGTTTTTGAGAACGAAATACACGGTTAAACTCCAAAATAGTAAGTATGGCTTTTGACTTATCGGTCAATATATATAGCTTGCTAGCTAACTGAGTGGCCTTTTCAATATCTCCCCAAAATGAAACTTCACCCATCGTATGTTGTTTTATGTGGCATTCGGAACATAATGGAACAGTGTAACAATCGGATGGTTTTAATCCTGTACCCCCGTCATTACCCTTACGAATATGCGCGGCCTGTACTGTGAATGTTTTTAGACACACACAGCAAGGCAGTGACCTAATAAATTTAAGGTGTTTGTCATCCCGTATCATTGGAACCAGAGATATATCCCATGAATTATACCGATTGGAAAAAATATCGCGCCAGCGATTAAAAACCCCCATGCAGCGTTAGCAAAGCAATAAAATAAATGCGTAAACCGTCCCCAAATCAGGGCAATGGCTACGATGTATCCAGCTAGTTTATCCATGATGTCACCTAAAATGGGATGTCGTCTGAGATATCGTCTTGCGGACTGTCAACCCGTGGCTGCTTGTCACGTTTTACGGCTTGCGCGTCATCACAGATAACCTCAGTTGAGTATTTCTCTGTTCCGTCTTTATCTGTCCATTTACGGGTTTTTAATCGGCCCCTAAAACATACCAGATCACCTTTTTGCGCTTCGGACAACCATTTAGCTTGATTGCCAAAAACAACAGCCCTAACCCATTCGGTATGTTTTTCCCAATTACCATTTACTTTTTCGCTGGACGTAATGCCCACTGAAAAGTTACAGATTTCAACGCCTGATTGCGTTGAGCGTAGTTCTGGATCTCGTCCGAGGTGTCCGGTTCCAATAAATAAGTTTACATTAGGCATGATTAGCCCCTTTCCTTTGCGGCTCTGGTTAATGAAAATGACCCATTGTCAATAGCTACGCCATCAAAGGTTTCGCCGTCTTTGATGGCTTTGTTTAGATCTGCCTTTTTCAATATTTTTTCAATTTTAAAAAACCTCTCCGGCAGCTTAGTTTCGTCAGTGACAATCGGCTTTGGCGGGTTCCATTTCAGGCCATAGATTGTATTTTCAACAATCCGGCCTTTGCTGCCCTGCTCTTTTTCTGATTGAAGTATCTCAATGGCCTTTAATTCAAGGTCATTGATCTTGCTTTCAAGTTCTGCAATTTGACGGCGCGTGTCTTTAAACACGACTTCCAGACAAAATTTTTCAGCCTCAAGCTGGTATAGGTCTTTAAACACGCTCATTACCCAGCCCCTACGGTATTAAGTTTATCAAGTTGATCTTGGTAAATACCCTCAAGTGCCGTTCGTCCGGCTTCCGGCAGCTTCTCAATGTCTACTTTCCGCAGCGTCCAGATTTGGTTAAGCGTTTTAAAATCTTTTGCAGATTTAAGGGCTTTCGCTATCAGCGAATATGTTTCCCTTTCAGCCGTGTTTTCTGGCTTAGGTTCTGGCTTTTGCTCTGGCTTTTGTTCTGGCTTAGGCTTGTCACCTTTCCCATGATCGTTAACCTCGTCACTATCCGCAGCGTCATCAATCATAAACAATGCGTTTAATGCGTATTTTCTAGCATAGCTAGATGCTGATCCGGTGATTTGATCCTCTGCAAATCCCCTTTTAGTATCAGCCTCTCTTGACCATCCAGTCGCAGTTACGCATTCACCGTTAGAGCAAAATGCAGCTGTAGCCTTAACGTAAAAGCGGCCTTGAATAAAAACCACATCATCAGTCAAAGTAACAACTTCACCGTCTTGAAGAATTGCCTTGATTGCAATCAATATATCTTCACAGTTTCGAAAGTTGTAACCGCCAAACTTATTAACGCGATTTTTGGGGACGCTGATTGACCTTTGAATGCGACTTAGTGCCGCATATGCTTTTGCCGTCATGGTTTAGCCCTCCAAGAATACGTTATCAAGGCCGATTGCGGATGCATATGTTTCCAGTAGCATACCTTCCTCAGCGCGTTTCTGTGCTTCAATTTTACGCAATTTAATAATCCGGCGCATTGATTTGGTATCATACCCAACGCCCTTAGCCTCAGCGTAAACTTCTTTAATGTCTGTTTGGATATCGCGCTTATCGGTTTCAAGCCGTTCAATGCGTTCAATAAACGACGCTAGTCTTTGGTCACTCATGATTTTCCTTCCTTGTCGTTGCTCATGATTAAATAACGCAGATAGTCAGTAGTCGCAGATATTCCGGTTTTTTTCTTACCCCGCATGATTGCTTTTTTATGCAGATCATCCAGCGTTAAGCTGATATACATTTTTTTTGACATTTATAAAATTCCTGTAAAATTTTTATAGACATGTTTTTTAAACCATGTATAAAGGATGGTGTCAATAGAAAAATGCAAGGGGACAAAATGTCATATGCTAATTTTTTAAATGCAAAATCTATTATCTTGCCGCCGACTGGGATAAATCCGCCTGAATTATCTCCAACTCTTTTTGACTTTCAAAAAGACATTGTTAGTTGGGCATTAAGGCGAGGCCGGGCAGCTATATTTGCGGGGACTGGTTTAGGTAAGTCTTTTCAAGAATTATCATGGGCAAATGCTTTGTACGAAGCGGAGAAAGCTAGAACATTGATATTTACGCCGTTAGCAGTTGCGGCGCAAATGAAGCGTGAGGCCAGTAAGTTTGGCATAGATTGCCAGCACGTTCATTCGCAAGATGAAAGCAATTGCCCCATTTTAATTACTAATTATCAGAAGATTGATTATTTTGATCTGTCACAATTTGATGCGGTTGTTTTAGACGAATCGTCTATTTTAAAAAACCAATCTGGGCATTATCGGACTAAATTAATTAACGCCACTAAAAATACAAAATTTAAGCTGGCAGCTACCGCTACCCCAAGCCCTAACGATTATATGGAGCTTGGAAACCATGCTGAATTCTGCGGGATCATGTCTTACACAGATATGCTTTCAACATTCTTTATACATGACGCGGCTAATACTCAAGATTGGCGGCTGAAAGGTCACGCTGAGAATGAATTTTGGAAATGGATGGCTTCGTGGTCGGTCATGTTAAAACACCCATCAGATTTAGGTTACGATGGGGCAAGATACAACTTGCCTAAGCTTCATCAAATTCAGCACACAGTCGCGGCTGAATATGCTCCGAATGTAGATATGGGATTGCTTTTCCCTATGGAGGCGCAAAGCATGGGGGAGAGGCTTGCGGCGAGGAGAGCAACGATTGCAGATAGGTGTAAAAAGGCCGCCGAAATTGTAAACGATAAAAAAGATAGGCCGTGGGTGGTATGGTGCAATCTCAATGACGAAAGCCAATTATTAAATGAAATGATACCTGATTCGGTTCAAATTGTTGGAAGTATGTCAGAAGATTTAAAAGAAAAAATACTTGAAGATTTTGCAACCGGAGCGATTAGGATTTTAATTTCAAAGCCGTCATTGACTGGTTTTGGGATGAATTGGCAGCATTGCTCAAATACGGTTTTTGTTGGCTTAAATGATAGCTTCGAGCAAATTTATCAGGCCATAAGAAGGTTTTGGCGGTTTGGTCAAACCGAAGAAGTATATGCTCATTTCATAGCCTCTGAGATAGAGGGCGCGGTAGTTAACAACATCAAACGGAAGGAAGCTCAATGCGAACACATGATGCAACAAATGATTAAGCACACCGCTGATTTGGCCTCGATTAATATTCGTGGCGCAGCCAGAGAAACGCAATCTTACATACCACAAGAAAAAATGGAGATACCAGAATGGTTAGTAAAGTAATAAATCAGGTGATTAACGACAAATACGCAATTTATGAGGGAGATAGTTGTGAGGTTATGCCTTCAATACCAGATAACTCGGTTGGGTATTCTTTGCATTCGCCGCCGTTTGAAGGGCTTTATAAGTTTTCAAACTCAGATAGGGATGTAAGCAATTCAGAGGGCGATAAGTTTTATCAGCATTATGGATTTATTATCGACGAATTGATGAGAATTACTAAACCCGGCAGGCTTGCAAGTGTTCATTGTATGCAACTTCCCACAAGCATAACGCGAGATGGTTTTATTGGTATGCGCGATTTTAGGGGGGAAATTGTGCGCGAATTCCAATCGCGTGGATGGGTCTTTCATTCGGAAGTATGTATTTGGAAAGACCCTGTGGTAGCCCAGCAAAGAACTAAATCAATAAGATTGCTGCATAAGCAAGTTTGCAAGGACGCATCAATTTCAGGGCAAGGATTGGCTGATTATATTTTAACATTTAGGAAGCTTGGCAAAAATGAAGAGCCTATATCTGGAATGTTTGAGTATTATATAGGCGAAGGTAACGCGCCTGAGCCAATCGAAAGCAGATTGAAACGACAAAACAAGGATGATGCCGAGAAATGGTATTCAATTGAGGTGTGGCAAAGGTACGCCAGCCCCGTCTGGATGGATATAAACCAATCTAGGACGCTTCAATATAGATCAGCAAGGGATGAGAAGGATGAGCAGCATATTAGCCCGTTACAACTTGATGTAATTGAGCGTTGCATACATTTATGGTCGAACCCTAATGATGTTGTGTTTACCCCATTTATGGGCATTGGCAGCGAAGTTTATGGGGCTGTTGAGATGGGAAGGTTTGGCATGGGCATAGAGCTGAAACCAAGTTATTTCAGACAAGCTGTAAAGAATTTGCAGGAATTAAAAACCAAAGCAGGAAGCCTAATTTAATGCAATCTAAGCGAATGTCGTTAATTGAAACGCTAACCAATGTAGCAATAGGTTACATTGTGGCAATTCTATCTCAATTAGCGGTATTCCCAATTTTTAACATACATATTCCCCTAACCGATAACCTTTTGATTGGCGTATGGTTTACCGTCATAAGCATAATCAGGGGTTATCTGGTCAGGCGGTTATTTAACAGGATAAAAAAATGACAGATCCAAAATACCAAGACGAAACTAAAATCATTCTATCTGAACCAGAGGCCAAAATGTTTTTAATGTGCCATAGGGGATGGGGCGAATGCAGGAAAGGCAACTATGAAACAATGGTTAACAAGTCACGTGTGCCATGCCTAACGCGAATAACCCACCTGATTACACCGGATGGTAAAAAATACAGACTTAGCGATTTGCGTAAACTTGCGGATAGCTTTAAATCTAAGATTGCTGCGTAGTTAAGAATTTGTTAGTATAGCTTTGCTTTCTTGCGGGGGCAAAACTCCTTAAATGGCTTCATGCGTCCGCAAGCGCATGGGGCTTTTTAAGGAGTTTTTTTTATGCTTAAAATTAAAAACTGGAAGGAGTTTCAGCATTTTAAAGACAGAAGCCCGCCATGGATTAAGCTTTACCGTGAAAATCTGTATCGGCGTGATATCATGTTGTTATCAGATCGTAACTTTAAAATTTTAATCTGTCTTTGGTTGCTTGCTAGTGAAGATAAATTGCAACAAGGAAATTTGCCGGAAATTGCCGATATCGCCTATAAATTAAGATTATCAGAAAGTGAAATAATTAAGGCAATCAAAGATTTAAGCCAGTTTGTGGAAAGTGATGATATCAACCCGATATCAACCCGATATCAACTTGATGCACCAGAGACAGAGACAGAGACAGAGACAGAGACAGAGACAGATAAAGAAAAAAATTTTATAAAAAAAGAAATGAAAAAGCCCGATGATGTTTCGGAGCAAGTTTGGCAAGATTATAAAACTCATCGTAAAGCAAAAAAAGCCCCAATAACTGAAACAGGGATAAACAGGACAAGGAAAGAAGCATTAAAGGCTGGAATGACGCTAGAGGAAGCCATGATTGAGACTTGCGCTCAAGGTTGGCAGGGCTTTAAGGCTGAATACGTTCAACAGAAAGGCAATCAACATGGAAAAACAAAACAGCAACGAGCAATGGACGCACTTGACAGAGCCGAAGCACTTCTCACCGGAGGAAGTCAAACAAATCCGCTCATTGGTATCCCAAAGCTTTGATATTTTTAATATCTACGGCAAAGAGCCGGAAGCCTTATCAAATATCATGATTGGTTTTGTTTCTGGCTTGGAAGGTTTTGAGATACGCCACATTAACGCAGCTTTCAAGGAATGGCTGCAATTACACGGCGAAATGCCTACACCCGCAGACATACGCCATATCGCTGACGAAAAAGCGTACTTGGAAATGCGCAGGAATGCGCCAAAGGCTAAGACGGTGGAAAATGTGGCATTGCCCCCACCAGTTAGAGATCAGGTTCCTTGGGCTTTCATGGTTTATACGCAAATACAAGAAAACGGCCTAATGCCAGCACTGAAAGAACACATTGCAAATATGCCTGATAACAAAAGGGATGATTATATTAAATACCTGCGTAGTTTGTGCGAATTTCCATCAGGATGGACACCATGACCCCTGAAAACAAAGCTTATCTTGACGGATTATATCATGCCGCGCTATTATGCGAACAGTTAGCCAAAGATCAAAACAGCAGGTACGCGGCAGAGATCATGAAGTTTAGAATGACGGAAGCATTAAGGCTTGAAAACGTCATGGCTGGTCAAGGATAGGTCAGGAATGGGGTTAAATATTTTTTTGGCTAAAACCGTAGCGGGGAAATTATAGGCCATTCACGGGGCAAATATGGAGAAATGGAAGGTATTTACAGAATGATCAACTTAAACAAACAGGAGAATAATTATGGGATGTAAAAAAGGCGGCAAGAAGCCAGTGGTAAATAAATAACAAGTTTTCGAAAAATGCAAAAAACAGGCTAAGTTAAGAAAATCATAACTTTGAAAAATTCAAGCGGAAACAAAAATGCCTAAAAAGGGTGTAAGTAATAATCCAAAAGGTAAGCCAGCAGGGGCTTTGAACAAATCAACTAAGCAAGCCCGCGAAGCTATAGCCATGTTTGTTGAAGGTAATGTCGATAGATTAACCGGATGGCTAGACCAAATAGCTGAAACAAGCCCGAAAGATGCGTTTGATCGGTTTATGTCGGTGGTGGAGTATCATATCCCAAAATTGGCTAGAACTGAAAATCAGCCGCTAGATAAAAACGGCAATCCTACTGATAACAAACTGATAGTTGAATACGTTAGGCCGAATGAACCTGAAAATCCCCCTAGCGTTTAGCCAACTATTAGACACGCAAGCCCGTTACAAAGTGTTTTATGGTGGACGGGGTTCAGCAAAATCAGAAAGCTTTGCAAGGGCGCAACTCATTCAGGGTATGCAAGCCCGCAAGCTGTTTCTAAATACCCGTGAATTGCAAGTGTCAATTCAAGACAGCGTTCACAGGTTATTAGCTTCAACTATAATGAATGAAAATTTAGCAGATCAGTATGAGGTTTTGCAAAGCACAATCCGGCATCGATATAACGGAACTGAGTTTATTTTTAAGGGCTTAAAGCATAATATTACTGAGATCAAGGGCTTGCAGGGTGTCGATTGCTGCTGGGTTGAAGAAGCTGAAAACGTATCAGATAGATCATGGGAAACGCTAATCCCGACAATCCGTAAAGAAAATTCAGAGATTTGGGTGTCGTTTAACCCTAAAAACTTGACAGATCCAACTTACCAACGGTTTGTGGTAAATCCCCCGCCTGACAGCATTGTTAAAAAGGTCAGTTATAGAGATAACCCATTTTTTCCCCGAGTTTTGCGTAAGGAAATGCAAACTTTAAAGGATAAAGACCCAGATGCATATTCGCATATTTGGGAGGGTGAGCTAGATATTCGTAAATCTGGTGCTGTTTATGCCAGATTGATCGACAAAGCCAGATCAGATGGCAGAATTACCAGTGTTCCATATGACCCGGCTTATGAGGTGTTTACGGCTTGGGATTTGGGATGGGGGGATAGCACAGCAATATGGTTTTTACAGTTTGCTGGCCGTGAATTGCGATGGATAGATTGCTACGAAAACAGCGGTGAGGGCTTAGATCATTACGCGCAACTGATTAAATCCAAGCCATATAATTACATGAAGGATGGGCATTTTTTGCCACATGATGGCGGTTCGGGTAACATTCGCGGCGATAGCGTATCCAAACAACTGGCATCAATGGGCTTGCAAAACCAAGTATTAACACGGGAAAACGATATAAATCCGGGCATTGAGTTAGTTAGGCAAACCATTCAATATTCCGTTTTTGACAGTAAGCTAGATGGACTGAAAGCTTTAGAGGCTTATGCTTATGAATGGGATGATGACAGGCAGACATTCAAGCCGAAACCTCGCCATGATTGGTCGAGTAACTATGCGGATGCGGCAAGATATGCAGCAAGGGCAGCACAGATGATAAAAGGCAAAATATCCGTAAGGCCAAGGCAAGTTGAATATGTAGCCCCTTCATATTCAGAAGGTTGGATGGGCTAATTTAGTACTTGCATATATATTAATATGCTGATAAAATCCTCGGCATGGCAAAAAAGCAAGACATCCTTACGACCGCACTTGAACGCTTTCAGGAGTGCGATGATTATTTCAAGGATGAGTATATACGCGGTGAAGATGATATCCTATTTGCTATAGGCAATCAATGGCCTGAACAGATCAAACAGCAACGGCAGCGCGATAATCGCCCGTGTTTGACTGAAAATCGTTTAATGACGTTTGTCCATCAAGTTATTAACGACATACGCCAAACCAGACCCGCCATTAACGTAACCCCAGTAGATGACGATGCAGATATTCGCACCGCAGAAGTGTTTAAGGGTATTATCCGCAATATTGAAAACCAATCGGGCGCGGATAATGTTTACGATACAGCGGCAAATTCGGCTATTATGTCTGGTTATGGTTGGATACGCATTCTTACGGAATACGCTGAAGGAACTTTTGACCAAAAAATCAAATTAGAGCGGGTTCTTGATCCGTTTTCTGTATATTTAGACCCTAACGCTAAAGAGTTAGACGGTTCGGACGCAGAGTTTGCCTTTGTGTTTATTGATATGCCTCTGGCTAAGTTTAAGAAAGAATACCCTAAGCTAGACCCCAAAGACTTTGAGAAAAAGCTAGAGCGCAACGGCTGGATGTCTAATGACACAATCCGTATAGCTGAATATTTCTGGAAAGAAAAAAAGCCCTATACGCTGGTTAAGACTGTTCAAGGCAATATGCCGTATAATGACGCGGTTGCTTTGGGTTTAGACATATTAGAACAGCGTGAAGATTACAAATGCGTTATTCGCTGGGCTAAAATGACTGGTGCGGACGTACTAGAGGAAAGCGAATGGGCTGGGAAATATATCCCGATTGTCCCTGTTTATGGTGAGGAGGCTTGGGTTGAAGGCCGCCGTAAGATGTATTCGCTTATTCACCAAGCTAAAGACAGCCAGAGAATGCTTAACTACTGGAAAACGGCATCAACTGAGATTGTCGCTTTGCAGCCAAAAGCCCCTTGGGTTGCGGCAGAAGGCCAGCTAGAAGGCTATGAGAATAAATGGGCATCGTCTAATATTCAAAATCATTCAGTATTGACTTATAGACCTGTTAGCTTTGAGGGGCAGTTATTGCCAGCCCCGCAGCGTCAAGCCCCGCCAATGGGTTCGCAAATCATGGTTCAAGAGGTCATGCTAGCGGCCGATAGCATTAAGGCTACGCTGGGCATTTATGACGCATCGTTGGGCGCAAGAGGTAACGAAACATCAGGGCGCGCTATTTTAGCCCGTCAATCTGAGGGTGATAACGCGACATTCCACTTTGTTGACAATCTGGCAACTTCAATCCGTCAAGTTGGCAGGATATTGCTAGATTTAATCCCACGAATTTACACCGGGCCGCAAGTTTTAAGAATTTTGGGAGAGGATAACGAGCCAGCAATCGCGGCGGTTAATCAGCCAGCGGTTAGGGATGGCAAGGGATACAAACCGGATGCGCTGCGCGGTGATATTCGCATTAGCTTAGATGCTGGTGAATATGACGTAAATGTAACCGTCGGGCCTTCGTATGGCTCTAAACGCCAAGAGGCAGCGGTTGCCTTAACAGAAATAGCTAAAGCAGACCCAAGATTACTTGAGGTTGCTGGTGACATATTCTTTAAAATGCAAGACTTCCCGATGGCTAATGAAATAGCAGACAGGCTTAAAAAGCTATTACCGCCCATCTTGCAAGACCAAAACGATCAGGACGCACAGATGCGGCTGGCGCAAGCCGAGCAAGCTATTCAGATGTCAGCACAGCAGATCGAGCAATTGCAAATTGCCTTGCAGGAAGCGCAAGCTAAGGCGCAATCAAATGAGGCCAAGGTACTGGAAGTCCAGATTAAAGCAGAACAGCTTAACCTTGAGCGCAAAAAAATTGAATTAGAAGCCCTTAAGATTAACGCCGATATTCAGTACAACATGGCTAAACTTGATTTAGAGGCTGATAAAATTAATGCAGAAATGCAGCTTAAGGGTATGGACATGGCGATTAATGCCAATACCAAAGCAAAAGAGATTGATCTAAAACGCTCTGTAAAGATGGAAGTCGAAGAAGAGGGCGATGACGATCAAAATGGGTCAACAGAAGATTAGTTGACAATTAGCATGATTATATGCTAATTAACTAATTTAAGGCAGAAATGACCGAACCAACCGAAGCTACACCGGAAGTAGTAGCCCAAGATAGCCCAGCTATCGAAGAACCTTCAAATCAGCCAGAAGTCAAAGAGGCTGAACCTGAGAATAATCAGGAGCAAGGCGACAGTGCGCCTAAGCAACCCGAATACGTACCGGATGAAAAGGACGTAAAGATTGCTAGACAACGCGCTGCTAACGAGCAGATGCTCGCCAAAATCCGTGAATTGCAAGAACAGTTAAAGACTGTTCAGGTGGTTCAAAAGGATGACGCGCCAAAAGCAGAAGACTTTGATACTGAGGCCGACTATCTGATAGCTAGGGGCAAGCATGAAGCTAAGAAGGAATTCGAGGCGCAACAGCAAGCTCAAGCCCAACAGCAAGTTATAGCCGAACAGCAAAAGCTAATCGCTGAAAAAGAACGGCAATTCAATGAACATGAAGCCGAGCTTAGAAAGCAAAAAGCCGATTACGACACGGCGGCAAAAGATGCGGAACAAGCATATGTAATGATGCAGCATTCAAGCCCCAAAACGTTTGAGATTGTTCGAGATTATATCTTTATGGCTGCTGATAATGTTCCGGCATTGATGTATTACGTTGGACAAAATCCCGACAAGTTAGATGCTTTAAAAGGCAAGTCACCCCCAGAGATATTTAAATCGCTGGCAAGGATGGAATTTGAGATCAGCCAAGCTCCGAAAGTAGAGAAATCGCCGCTACCACAGCCGATTAGCCCTATTTCCGGTGGTTCTAAATTGTCCAAGAGTTTAGAAGAAATGTCAGGGAAGGAGTTAGTCGATTGGGTGCGGAAACAAAAAACCTAACCCATGGAGAACTAAATGCCTAATACACCGAATACCCTTAAGAACGCTCCCGGCGTGATTGCCAAAATGGCAGCACAAATGCTGGAAGAAAAAGTACAATTTGCTAAGTCAATCGACAAAGCAGACAGCTCTGATTATGATGGAAAGAACGGCTATCAAGCTGGTGATACCATTTATATCAGCAAGCCAGCTCGTTTCACTGTTGGCACTAACGCTGATATTACCTCGGCTATCCAAGACGTAGCAGAAGAAAAAGTACCACTCACCCTTGATCAACGTAAGGTCATTGGTATTGCTTTGACTTCTTCAGAAATTGCTACCGATCTGGCATTGGCTGGATGGTCTAAGCGCGTTCTGGAACCTGCTGTTTCGCGTATGGCTCAGGAAATCGAAAAGGATTTTCAGACTGTTGCGGCACAAGCTACCGCTAATGGCGTAGGCACCGCTGGCTCAACGATTTTCGATACCGACACCGTATTGGCTGCTGGTCAGAAAATTGATGAATTCGCTTGCCCGGACATGGATGGACGCTTTATCCTGCTTAACCCTGCTGCTAATCGTAGCGCGGTTAATGCTCGCAAAGGTCTGTTTCAATCTGCGTCTGATATTGCTGCACAATACAAAAGCGGCTATATGGGCGAAGCTGACGGCTTTACGTTCTTGCGTAATAACCTTGTTTACAGCCATACCGCTGGTACGGCTAACGTAACTGGTGTGACTGCTTCTGCTAACTTGACTTCTGGCTCTGCAAGTATCGCTTTGGCTGGTTTGGGCAACACCCTGACCGTTACCAAAGGCACGATCTTTACGCTGGCTGGTATTAATGCGGTTCACCCAATTACTAAACAAGACTTGGGCTATCCGAAACAGTTCTGCGTAAGCGCAACTGTAACGTCAAGCGCAGGTGGTGCTGCTACTGTAGTCGCAACGGAAGTTGTTTACGGTTCTGCTGCTGGTGCGTTGCAAAACGTAGCTTCACTCGCCGCTAACGGCGTTGCTGTTACGTTCTTCCAGCCGACGGCATCAAGCGTTCGCGCTCAAAACCTTGCTTATCATAAATCGGCATTCCGCATGGTTTCGGTTCCTCTGGTAACTCCGGGCGGCCTTGATATGACGGCACAGGCAACTTCAGATGGTGGTTTCACCATCCGCGTTGTTCGTGATTATGACGTTCTGACCGATAAGCTGATTATGCGTCTTGACTTCTTGGGCGGTATCGCTCCGGTACGTCCTGAGTGGGCTGCGCGTGTAACTGCTTAATTGAGGATGGGGGCGTAATGACCCCGCCTTTAACAATAGAAAGGACTAATAATGAGCGCAGGATTAATTAACGGCAATGTGTTTTCACTAACTGTAGTCGATGTTAGCTGGACGCCTTCTGCTGTTTCCACTGTAACGGCTCCGGCGCAGACCGTGACCGTTCCGGGCGTTAAAACTACCGATTGGGTATTCGTAAGCCCTCCGGGTCAAACTGCTGGTGTTACCATTGGTTCGGCTCGTGTAAGTGCAGACGATACCGTGTCGGTTCAGTTTGTAAACCCAACCGCTGGCTCTGTAACTCCGGCTGCCGGTACTCATAAATTTTTCGTGGTTCGCCAAGAAGGTTTATCAGGATCGCCAAGAGTTCAGATTTAATTTTTTACCAGATAGCCGGGCGACTGGCTATCGAGTAAGGAATTATCATGACGACTGTAAGAGATTTACTTGAAAGTGCTTTGCGTAAAATCAGTGCTTTAGGTGCTGGTGAAAGCATGACCGCAGAAGAAGCCCAAGACGGGCTTGAATTGCTTAACCAGATGATATCGTCATGGAATACGGACGGAGCAACCGTATATACAGAGAGCCTAGACACCTATAACATGGTTGCAGGCAATGATACCGTAACGATGGGTTCCGGGGGTGATATAAACACAACCAGACCAGTTAGGTTTTTAGCATTCAATGTGGTTTATGGAACGGTTTCTAATCCGGTTGCTGAGCGGGATGTAGTGTTTTATTCCGGTATTATTGACAAGCAATTAAGCGGCATTCCTGAGATCGTCTGGCCTGATTACGGTTATCCATTGCAGACGCTTAAATTCTGGCCTGTGCCGTTAAGCGGCGTAACCCTGAATATTTATTCAGAAAAACCACTGAGCGAATATACCTCGGTTAATGACGCGGTTACGTTGGCTCCGGGCTATGAAATGGCATTGATTTATAATCTAGCCGTGGCATGGGCACCAGAGTTTGAGAAAGAGGCTTCGCCGACTGTTCAATCAGTCGCTAATAAAGCATTAGCTAATATAAAAAGGGCTAATCGCGTAAATCAAAACATTACAAGCGATATTGATAACGCACTAACTACGCAGCGTGTATTTAACATTTATTCGGGGTACTGAATGAAGATACCCTTTGTCGGCCCGACTTACCAGATGGACGCGGTTAGCTTCGATAACCAACGGTGCGTCAATTTTTACCCCATTGCCTCTGAAACTGGAACGTCAAAGTCTGTGACGGCTTTGAGGTCGGTTCCGGGCTATGAGTTGTTTTGTGAATTAGGCGGCGGCCCAATTCGGGGCGGAATTTCCACTTCGGACGGCAGATGCTTTTTTGTGTCTGGCTCAGGGTTTTATGAGGTATTTAGTGACGGGACAAATACCTTGCATGGCACGTTAAACAGCTTTGTTTCGCGTTGCCAGTTGGCAGAAAACGGCACTCAGGTTATTATAGTTGACGGTACGGATGGCTATATATTCACGCTGGGTACAAACGTATTCGCGCAGATTACAGATGCAGATTTTCCAACCCCTGCTATATCGGTGGATTTTATAGATGGTTACTTTACGGTTGTTAAAGGGGGTACGGCGCAATTCTATATTTCTGCGCTATTTGATGGCACGTCATGGGACGCTGCGGACTTTACAACTGTTGAAAGCTCACCTGATGATCTAGTTGGCCTAATAGCAGATCATGGCAATTTATGGCTCTTTGGAAAGAAAACCGTCGAAGTGTATCAAAACACAGGTAACGCTGATTTTCCCTTCGAGAGGATACCCGGAGCGATTGTCCAAACTGGATGCGCTGATATTAATACGGTTCAAAAGTTTGATAATTCGATAGCTTGGCTTGGTGTAGACGATCAAGGCCGTGGTGTAGTTTGGAAAGCAGACGGATATAATGCTTTGAGGTTTTCAACTCAGGCTATTGAGAAGAAGATTGCAACTTCAGAGGATTTTACGGACAGTTTCGCGGCTGTTTACCATGAGCAAGGGCATATTTTTTACTGTTTACAGGTTAAATCACTTGATACAACCCTTGTATATGATGGTGCTACGGGTATGTGGCACGAAAGACAATACAGGGACACGGCTTTAGGCACAGATCAGCAGCATAAAATGTCATGTCAGGTGTTTTTTGCTCAGAAAAACCTTATTGGTGACCGTTTAAACGGCAAAGTTTACAGCCAGTCATTGAATTTATACTCTTTTGATGGTGAAGAAATTATTAGGACGCGCATAACCCCTCATTTAGCTGAGGAAAAGCGCATGATTACGCATGGGGTTTTAGAATTAGACATGGAAACAGGCTCCGGACTAGTTACAGGCCAAGGCTCAGACCCGCAAATAATGCTTCAATACAGTAATGACGGCGGGAGAACGTGGTCTAATGAGTTGTGGAAAGATATAGGGGAAATCGGCAAATATGGGACTAGGGTTAGGTGGAAACGTTTAGGCATGGCAAGAGATCGTGTCTATAAAGTTGTAATTTCTGACCCAATTTTTGTACAAATTAACGATGCTTATTTGAATGCGACATGACCACAAACCCGCCAATTCAGCATAGAATAGCCGAAAGCAACGGCATAGTGACGCAACCGTGGATTAAATGGTTTGTGTCAGTGTTTCGCTCAATAAATGGGGGAACGCCTTAATGCCTCGTCAAGATTTAATACAGTTACGGGCGGGAACGGCGGCGGCTTGGACTACTGCTAACCCTATATTAGCATTGGCGGAGCCGGGAGTTGAAACCGATACGAATAAGCTAAAAATCGGCGACGGTGTGACTGCATGGAATAGCTTGGCCTACACTTCAGGCGGATCTGGTGGAGGCGGCGGGGCGGTTGATAGCGTAAACGGCAGGACGGGTGCTGTTACATTAGCTAAGTCTGATGTTGGATTAACCAATGTCGATAATACTTCGGACGCTAATAAGCCAGTAAGTACAGCGACACAAACTGCCTTAAATGCTAAGGTAAACACTGCTGATTTAAGCGAATTAGTAGACGATAGAGTAGCAACACTTTTACAAGCTGGTTCTAATATAACATTGTCTTATAATGATGTTTCTGGTACACTAACGATCAGCGCGGCTGGCGGCGGTGGAGCCGGAAATACATATTTTCCCTCTGGATGGTAAGGAGTAACTATGTCTTTAGGAAATACAACTGAAACCGAACTTTTAAACTATATTTTTGACAGCGCAAGCCCTGCATGGGCTGGAAATGCTAACTTTTGGATAGCATTACACACGGCAGACCCCGGCGAGGCTGGAACCGCTACGACTTCGGAAGCGGCTTATGGTTCATACGCGCGTGTTTCTGTATCGCGCACGACCGGATTTACTGTTTCTGGCAACCAAGTTGAAAACGCAGCGTTAATTCAATTTCCACAATCTACTTTAGCAGGGTCAGACGCTACGCATTTTTCTGTAGTTACGACCTCCAGCGGTGCTGGTCAAATTATTTTGCGCGGAGCCCTTTCCGCCGCAGTATCAACGGGTGTTGGTATCCAACCACAATTTGCTATTGGGGCGCTGACAGCCACCGTGGATTAGAACGACTATGGCGTTGAATAATCTTTCAAAATATGCACAAGCGTTTGAGGAAGGGGGGCATAATATTTCCCTTTTTTATAAAACGAGTGTCCCTACCAATTCCAGCACAGAACGGTGGCAAGACTTATCTATGGGGGGCGGCACCCCTAAATACAACGCTTATGTAGGGGGGCAACTAGAAGCGACTCCGCTAATAGGAGTAGGTAATGCTGGAATTTATGTAGGGGGAACCCCCGAGGGAAAAACTAAGTATTTACACAAAATTACTGCCGTTACTACTGCGACAAACTCCCCCCCAATACACCTTTTGTTGTGTGACTATTTATTGTTCTACCCCTTAATTTCAGGGGATGACACGGAAATTCAATTATTTGATAACTCACAAGTAATCCCTCGGTATTCTGACGGGCGGGGGGTGCAAGTAATGTTTATAGTTACTACCCCAATGACTAATAGTGTTCCCGTAACCGTTGGTTATACAAATCAAGATGGGGTTGATAAACAAACAACCTTTACTCTTGTGGGGGCGACCAACATTGGTTCGTTAGCTACTTCGGCAACCTCAACACAAACTAATAGTAGCCCTTTTATGTTTCTTGTAGGGGGAGATTCAGGAGTGCAGAAGCTCAATTCTATAACCTTCTCAAGCTCCGCAGGGGGGTTCCTCGCGGCGGTATTAGTTAAACCTCTGGCACAATTAACTCTTTTAGAGCTTGGGGTTCCGAACGAAACCTGCCCTGCACAACAAATGGCAAAAATGGTGGAAATTAAAAACGGGGCCTATCTGAATTTTATTCAACTATTAGGGGGAAATAATGCCCCTACAGGCATTAACGGAATAGTAGAAACAATTAACGTATAGGTATAAAACATGGGATTTTCTTCATTAGATGATATGTATTCGGAAATTACAGCGGGGAAATTTCTTCGGCAAGACGTAAACAAAATTACGGGCGGGTCAGCATACACCGCCGGGCGTTGGTACGATATGAGCTTGCTTAACGGCACTCCGGTGGCTAATGCGTGGGCGGGCGCCGCGCTTGCGTGGCGTTCTTGTGACGAAACTACAGGAAATGGTACTCAGATTTTTGGTATTCCTCACGGTGGTAACGTCTCCCCAGATACCAAACACATTCTAAACGTCTCGGCTCTTACTGCTGTTGCTACTGGCGTTCCCGCACAACTTATGCTGGTGGATTTGCAAGGCTATTGGCCGGGCATTTCTAACAACACCACAGCAGCACAAACTCTTACAGGAACTCCCACCCTTAGATATACTAACGGGGCGGGTTGCCGCCTTTTTGCAGTTCAAACCTCTGTTGCTGGCGCTACTGCACAAAACATCGCCCTATCATACACAGATACCGCAGGGAATACGGGCAACACCCTTCCTGTAACCGTAGCTTGTACGGCGTCTGCTATCGTAGGACATATTACACACTCAGGAACGGCGGCTAACAACTACGGCCCGTTTCTTCCTCTAGCTAACGGAGATACCGGGGTACAAAACGTAGCTTCGGTTACTATGTCGGCGGCTAACACCGGAACTTTTGCGCTTTGTTTAGCCAAACCTTTGTTAACAATCCCGTTAACAACCGCCTCTGTAGCTGCGGAGCGTGATTTAGTAAACCAGCTTCCTTCTTTGCCACAAGTAAAGGATGGAGCCTGTTTAGTGTGGTTATACTTTGCGGGAGCGGCAACGGGGACCGCTACTAACTTTTACACTGCAATAGACTTTGCGTGGGGATAATGCTTAAACGGGTAGGCTCAAATCTAAGCTCTCTCCCTCTTCGGCACATGGGAGGGGGGTCTGTTTCTGCCCTTCGAGGAAATTACTCCGGCGCAGAGCGATACAATCAATCTATTGGCGACGGAATCCAAGATAAAACCGCAGGGCACGGCTACGGCCATCTCCACCCCTCTAGTTGGCTTATGCCCTATAAAGCGGGGGCAATGTCCTCTCGCAACGCTTCCCCGATCTCTTTTTCGATAAGTACGCTTAACGTAGCGCAAGGGATTAACCTTTCGGGTGACGCCCCGATAACTTTTTTTGCTACAGGAACAGGGCAAGCAGTTGCCGCTCTTATTGGTTCAACCAGTTTTAGCTTTAGCGGCGCAGGAGAGCTTAACGCGCCGTTCAACATGGTTGGCGCTTCTACTATAACCTTTACTGAATCAGGTACTCTTTCGGGGACGGCAGACATTGCTGGAACTGCCAACATAACCTTTTCGGGCAGCCTCGTAACAGGGGCGATTGCACATTTAACCGCTGTGCCGATCGAAACCGCTTTGACAGCCGATCAAATCGCCTCTGCGGTATGGGCTACAGTTATTGAAGGCTCTGTGACTGCAACGGAAATGATGCGTTTAAATCATGCTGTTTTGGCAGGAAAAACTGATATAACAGGTACCACTGTAACCTTCAGGGATATAGCCGATACCAAAAACCGCTTGACGGTTACGATGTCGGGAAGCGAAAGAGCTTCGGTTATTTTAGATGGCTCAATATAATACTAGATTTGCAGAAATTGACGACTTGCCGATAGTATGCCCGATGTATTTTGACGCATTGGAAGAGTTAGGCGAAAAATACGATCCAGACGATGCAATGGAATATATTTTAGCTTGCTGGTCAAAAGCCCCTTGCATTTTATTAGTGGATGATGATATAATCGGCTTCGCAGGGTTAACAACCTTTTCCCCATGCTATGACAAAAAACGCGCATATTTGCGAGAATATATGTTTTATGTCAGGCCAGATAAGCGCGGGATTAGAGCATGGCGTACCCTGACCAAGGCCGTTCAAAGCGTGTCCGACAAATTCAATATAGAGTTTATTGGAGAGCATCGCTTGCAAGGCGACATTTCAGCGCATTTAAGATTGATTAAGATGGCAGGGGCTAAGCCCATTGCCATTACAAGTACATATGGAGGCCATAATGGGCGGTAAGGGTGGCGGTGGTGCAGATGCCGGGCCAATGTTAGAATATGGCACAAAAGCACTAGACCTACAAAAACAGATTTATCAAGAAAATAAGCAGATGGCGCAACCGTGGTATCAGACGGGCGTTTCTGCACAATCACGATTGGCTACTTTAATGGGATTGCCGGGTGCTGGTAATCAAACTAGAGAGCAAATCTATCAATCAATGCTTCCACAATACACCTCACAAACGGCTGCTAAAAATATGGGTGCTATCCCGCAGGGGGCAACGTTATTTAAGGGCGGTTTAGGTGGATTAGCTGGATTAGGTGTATTTGATTTAGCTGGCAGACCCAAAAAAATGGGTGATATTTACCAGATGGGGAGCCAATTCTTTACCACTGACCCCACGACTGGCCTTACTTACACGGTAAACACTAATAGGATGGGTGGTTCTGGTGATAGCAGAGGCAATCGCCCTTCATGGTATTTGTACGGCGGCGGTCAGACACAACCTCAAAATCAAGTTGATTATGCGGGGTTAAATGCTGCGGTTGATCGTGCTTTAGCGCAACAGCAAACGCCTAGCGGCTTTGGTGATTTGCTGAAAACATTTGACGCATCGCAAATGTATAACGATCCGGGATATCAATTCCGCTTGGGTGAAGGCATTAAAGCAAGAGAGCGTCAACTTGCAGCTATGGGTAAATATCTATCTCCTGAAGCTTCAAAAGTTCTTGAAAGATACGGTCAAGAATACGCATCCGGAGAATACGGCAACGCTTATAACAGATTTAACACAGACCAAGGCAATTTATTTAACCGTCTGGCAGCATTATCTGGCTATGGTCAAACCGCATCTGGTCAGGTCATGGATTCCGGAGCTAACTACGCTAATGCGGCAACTGATCTTTATACTGGCATGGGTAACTCGATAGTGGCGGCTAATCAAGCCAATGCAGCGCGGCGCGGTTCAATGTTCGGAAATATTTTAGGACTAGCGGGCAATATTGGTGCGGCTTATTTAACGGGCGGCGCAAGCGCAGCGGGCGGCGCAAGCGCAGCGGGCGGCGGTTTTGTATCGGATCGCAGATTGAAAATAGACATTGAGCCAATCGGCAACGAAAACGGACACAAAGTTTATAAATTTAAATATCGTGATGATCCGGACGGCAAAACCTACATAGGCGTGATGGCGGATGAGGTTATTAAAACAAACCCTGATGCAATCATAATGCAAGATAACTATATGACGGTTGATTACGATAAAATTGGCGTAAAATTCAGGGAGGCTGAATAATGCCTTTAGATCCTAGCTTATTTTTTCGCGGTGCAGAGCTTCAAATGGCTAATGACCAAATGAACCGCCAAACTATGGATAAATTCTTTACGGCCTTAGCGCAATCACGGCAAAACCAAATGCCTGACATTGAAAACGAGGCGATGGCTGGCCTTTATACGATCGAGGCTGGAGGTGTACCAACGCCTAAACAGCAAGCATCGTTAAAGGTATGGCAGAAGCTAAGACAATCAGAGCAAATGTTTGACCCTGCTACGCAGTCGGTTATTCCTAAATATAATATGAGTGTGTTTGGCGTAGTTCCGGGTGAATTACCAACACCTGATAACTATCAACCTTCATTCGTGCCATTGCAAGGCGCACCGGTGGCCTCAAATAACCCAGCTATGAATATGGATACGGGCGTTAACAAGCCTGTAGTCGATGACTTGGGGCTTGTAAATGGCGGTATGATGCCCCCATTAGGCGATAATTACGCAGAAGTTGCGGGAATGACGCAAGATCAGCGCGATATGGCGCGTGGTGCGTTGCCTATGCCAAATAACCCACGTCAGGCGCAAACCGTGTTTGAGGCTCAAGCGGACATTGCTAAAAAGCAAGCTGAAGCAGGTATGGAAGTTGAAAAAGCGCGGCAGTTAGAAGGTGTTAAAAAAGAAGCGGTTGCGCCTAAAGTTAAATCAGGAATTACTAATTTAGCAAGTTCAATTAGTGAATTGAATAAAACCATTGATAAAGCGATTAACGACACTGATTATTTAACCGCTGGCTTTATGGGGCAAAAAACGCAAGATATTGGCGGCACCCCGGCGGCTAATTTAAAAGCCACATTAACGACCATTGGCGCTGATAGTGCGTTGTCTAAGCTGCAAGAAATTCGTGACGCATCCCCTACGGGCGGCGCGTTAGGTGCAATCACTGAAAGAGAATTAGACCTTTTGCGTGATAGTGCTGCGGCGTTGGCGCAATCACAATCCCCCGACCAGTTACGCGAAAACTTGAGGAATTACAAACGCATTAGAAATGAAGCTCTTAACCGCGTTATGGCGGCATATAAAGAGCAATATGGCGAAGATATTGGCGCGGCTATGCCAGCGGAACCAAAACGCCGCAGATTTAACCCAGCTACGGGACAAATTGAATAATGGCTGATTATCAGATCATAACTGCACCTGATGGCGAGGAAATTGAGTTCCCAGCAAATATGCCGGATGAACAAATCTCGACCATTATGCAAAAGCAATACGGCAAGCCAAGTCTAGGCCGTACTGCTTTTGTTCAGGGTATGCAGGGCGCGACTGGTAACTTTGCAGATGAAGCCATGGCTAGATTAGCGGCGGTTGCGGCTACTGCACAGCAAGAGCCTAGAGCATTATTGACGGGTGAAATTACCGACCCTGCTCTTGCTGAACAAGTGGCTACTGTCCCACAGCAAATGGCACATGAAGTACAAACACAATTACAGCAGAGGCCAGTTTTATCTATAGCCTCTCAAATAGCCGGAGGTCTAGGGACTGGTGCAGCACTCACATCGACAAAAGCAGGACAGGCGGTTGCATCTGGCCTTCGGAATGGGCTTGTTCGTAACACAGCGCAATCAAGCCTCAGATCGGGAATTAATTTCGCAACCAAGGTATTACAAGCTGGCGGCATCGGTGCCTTATCCAGCGGTATTTATGGGGCTGGCAGTGCTCCGGAAGGAATGGCAGGACAAGGTTTTGCAGAAGCTGCCCCTCTTGGTGCTGCTATCGGTGGTGCCTTGCCTGTTGTCGGTGCTGTCGGCTCTAAAGCAGTAAAAGCCGTTGCTCCAAAGGTTGACGAAGGTCTATTGCCTGTCGCGCAATTAGCACAAAAATACAAAGTTCCTGTTTCTATAGACGAATTGACAAGCTCAAAAGCTTGGAAAAACGTGCAAAAGGTTTCTCAGGAATTGCCGTTTTCTGGTCAAGCTGCATTTCGTGATAAACAAATGGAAGCCTTTAATCAGGCGTTAACTGGAACATTCGGAAAGCAATCAAAGCGCATTACGCCTGAAATAATGGATAAAGCGTTTAAAGAGGTTGGTGCTGAATTCGATAGTTTGGGACGTGGCAAAACATTCCAATTAGGCGACCAGTTCAAAAGCCAGATTGATGACGTTATTGCAGAGGCTCAAAGCACAGCCAATGCAGACGCTATAGAAAACCTGCAAAAAGCACTACAAAATGTAGTTTATAAAAATGCAGATCCATCCGGTTCTATATCAGGCGAAAAATTGTCATTTGTTCGGCAAAGGCTGAATGAGTTGTCACGCAAAGCAACTAATTTTGACACTAAGGAATTGCTTAAAGACCTTGAGAACGCTGTCATAGACGTTATGACCGAAGGTGATGACGCGGCTAAAGGCGCATTATCAGCAGCAAAACAAAAATATAAAAACCTATTGGTAGTCGAGCCATTGGCGGCAAAGGCCAAGGGCGGCGCAATTAGCACAACTCAATTAGCCAATAGAGTATCGCGGATTTATGGAAGGGCTTACACCCGTGGCAAAGCGGGTGAAATAGGCGACCTTGCTAGAATTGGTTATGAATTACTACCAGAATTAGGCGGGTCAGATACTACGCAAAAATTAGCCTATGCTGGCCTAGCTGGCGGGGTTGGTTTTAGTGCGCCTGTAAGCACAACGGCAGCATTAACTGCAAACCGCGCATTCCAAAGCCTAGTAAATCGTAACCCTAATCTGGTTAAGAAAATGATTGAAGATGCGGCGGCTAATAATCTGCTGCAAAGCCCTGATGAAAAATTACTGATTGACGCAATAAAAGGACTTAAATAATGGCAAAACTAGCCCCCCAAGGCCCATTTAGGGCGTTAACAAATAACGGCGCACCTTTAGCCGGAGGCAAGCTTTACACTTATGAAGCTGGAACCTCAACGCCTAAAACAACTTACACAACCGCAGCCGGAACGTCCGCAAATGCTAATCCGGTCATATTGGATGCAAACGGGTATGCAAATGTCTGGTTAGACAGCGGCGCATATAAGTTTATCCTAAAGGATAGTGCGGATGTAACTTTATGGACTATTGACGATATTCAGGGTGAAGCATCAACGGCTTTTGGAGCGCAAGTAGTAACGCAATCGACTAATTTAGCGTTAACTAATGTTTACCAAAACGCTATCATAAACTGTACGGCTGGACTGACGATTTCGTTATTGGCTGCGGCTAGAGCAGAAGAAGGCTTCTATTTCGTTGTAAGAAATACAGGAAGCGGGAACGTCACGATTGAACCTGATGGCTCTGAAACAATTGACGGGGCATCCACCGCAACGGTTCGTGCTGGTCAATCGGCAATCATTTATACAAATGGTACGGCATGGTTTACCGCGTTTGGTGTTCCGACCTCTATTTTTGTTGATAGCGTTCAAACTACTGGCTCGTCTGGTGTGGTGGTTAAAAACTCAAGCGGTTCGGCCGTCATGACAATCGGCCCGACCAATACCACTAACGTATCAATCGCTGGCGCATTGACTTTGGGTTCACCTTTAGCGGTTGCACAGGGTGGAACGGGCGCAACGGCGGCTCCGGCGGCGTTTAACAACCTGAACGCTGGATTTTTTACCAACAAAATTTTGAATGGGTTAACGCTATCTAATAACTTATCAGACGCAACCAATGATATTGACATTGCGGCTGGATCGGCTGTTTCTGATGATGGCACAACCTTAATGACCTTGGCATCAAGCAAAACCAAACAGCTTGATGTGAATTGGGCAGTTGGCACAAACCAAGGCGGCTTAGATACTGGATCAATCGCTAACGGCACTTATCACGTATGGTTAATCAATCGGCCTGATACTGGTGTAACGGATGTTTTGTTTAGCACGTCCGCAACCTCACCTACTATGCCGACCAATTACACTAAGAAAAAACGAATTGGCTCAATTATGCGTGAAAGCGCGGCGATTGTTTTGTTTGACCAAATCGGCAACCGCTTTAGACGCAGACTAAGAGTAATGGACGTTAACCTGTCAACTCTTTCAACATCTGCGGCAAACCTAACTTTATCAGTTCCTACTGGAATTGTTGTTCTAGCAGAGTGTCAAACATACTTAGAAACTGGCGGCGTTGCGGCTTATGTTCTGTTTAGATCACTCGGCCCGAATGCTGAAACAGACACGGCACCAAGCGCGACATTTCAAGATGTTACAGTCGGGGGCACTAACCCAGCGGCTAACAATACCCTGATTATGCGTAGGACAAACACATCCGCGCAAATATCTTACAGATCAAACACTGCAACCATTAACTTTCTCAGGCTGTGGACAACGGCTTGGGTAGACGAAACCCTATAGGAGTAAAATCATGGGATATATTCAAACCAATTCACCTACAATCTTGCTTGCGGCTACTTCTTCAAGCGGGTCTATCACTATTCCAGAACATTCACGCAATACGCGGGAAGTTGTGATTTATAACGCTGGTTCGGTTGATGTATTCATTACTTCCGGCGTTGGTTCTGCTACCGCTGCGGTGCCAACTAGCACGATCAGCAATAACGTACCTATTCCTGCTGGACAGTCATATACCATGAACAAAATGCCAGATCATAACGTTATCGCTGCGATTACCTCGACTGGTACGGCTAACGTATATATCACTGTAGGCGGCGAATAATGCTGAGAACCAGAGCCAGATCACGGGGGGGTGTCGGCGTAGCATTAGGTGCGCCAGCAGTTCCTTCCATGTATAAAGGCATGGCAGATGGAGATAGCTTATCTAGCTCTCAAATTTGGTCAGTATCATCGACCAATAAAGAGCGTCGTGCTGCTGGTTATATAACAAACTTTGCCGCCCAGTCCTATCAGGTATCAAACCTTAATTACACAAATGGATTTGGCGCATCTGGTGCAAAAATCGAAGATATGCTGGCTGATCAAGCAACAGCAATTACCTATGCACAAACTAATGACGTTGACTTTATTTCTCTTATGTTAGGAGCAAATGACGTTGAGGATACCAGCGTATCAGTCGCCACAAAAACCACAAACTATACAACTTTTTTGACTGCATACCGTGATTGCTCTGCCGCTCCTTATATATTTGTAGGGCTTCCTACCCCTAGGGGAGATTGGGAGGCTGATTTAGAGGCGACAAGGGCAGTATATGTGCAACGGCTTCATGACCTTCGTGCCGCTATTTCCTCAGTATGTGCAAGCCTTGGCTCAAAGATTGTCGTATGGGATGTATGGAATGATATTGTTGATACAGGTGTAACTAACCCAACAACTGGATTAAATTATTACCCTAAAGCTGGCTATATGGCTACCGATGGTGTGCATTTAATTCACAGAGGGGCACATTGGGCTGGGAAACGTATGTTCCAAGCGTTTCAAACTACGCCTCTTAAAATCCGCGTTACATCGTTACCAACCGTATCAGGAAACGAAAGCCCCAATCCGACACTAACCGGAACAAGCGGAACCTTTGGCACAGCCAGCAGCGGAACATTGCCAAACAATACAAGAGTTGAAAGATCATCTGGAACGGCAGCAACGGCTGTTTGTTCTAAAGAAACTACGACAATTTTCGGCGTATCCCAAGAAACAGTTAAAATAGTTATATCTGGTGGTACTGCCGCAACAGAAGAATTTTTCTTTTACTTTGAACATCCAGAGCCAACTAAAACAATGGATGGCTTGACTGGCGTTGAAATGATGTGTCCGATAAAGATAACAGCAGCAACAGGTGTGCTAGGTGTTTATCTTTATGGGCGGGTAATTCAAGGCTCAACTTACACAACACTTGATATGGCATATACTAGCGGAAACGTATTGCCTACAGATGATTTGCCTATAGAGTGGTTATTGAGAACTGAGCCTCTAATTGTTCCGGCAGGGAGTTCAACTCGCTATCAAATGGTTGTACGCATGCGCCTTGATGGTACAGTTTCAAGTAATGGGCTGACGGTTAACATAGGCCAGCCAACCCATAGAAGGATTGCGCCATAATGCAATTCCCATACGACCTATCAAATTACAAGCTAACCCTGCCTATAACAAAGCAGGGTATTCTTGCTGGTTCGGCTTATGAAGTTAACCCGCCTGTCCAAGCGCAGCCGTATTTTACGATCACTGACAATGGTTTCGTGTTCATGTGTCCAGATCATGGGGCGGTTACGGCAACGGCTAAATATCCACGTACAGAATTGCGCGATTTGCGGGAATGGTCAGCCAGCGATACGGTATGGGACAAGCTTAAATTGCGCGTGTTGCAATGCCCGATAGATGCAAAAATTGTAATTCACCAGATACATGATAAAAAAGAGCCGTGGGTTAAGATTGTCTGGCAGCAAAAGAAATCAGGCGGCAATGTTTATGCCTTGGTCAAGGCTGCTGACGGGCAAAAAGACACGACCATACCCCTTTTGACAGGCGTACAAAACAACAAGTCAGTTATCAGCTATATCAGATATGACGGACACCATACGTTAACCGTCAAGGCTAACAATGTATTGAAAAAAATTACTATGGATCGCAAAGGATTGGGCGGCAAAGCGTACTTTAAACGCGGCAATTACTTCCAATCTAATGATAATTCTGGTATGGTTTCTGTAGTCCTTCACTGTAAATAGGTTTTCTATGTCTGACGAAATTCACTCACGCCTAGGCAATATTGAAGGCAAGCTGGACATTATGCTAGATCAGTTTGAAAAGCACAATGAGCGCATTTCATTTATTGAGAAAGCGGTATATTGGGCATGGGGTGCGGGGGCTGTTGTCATTAGTGCGTTAGGGCTTTACGTTATCGAGATAAAACAAGCCGTAGCCAATATCGTTACCAAGGGGTTGCATTGATCCTTAAGGTCGAATGGATAAACGCATCTAGACCGCCTGAATTCCGGCGTTACATTGAAACAACTTTCCGAGATAATTTACTTAACATTGCAACGCCTGAGCAATTAGCCAAAGCGCATAAAATTTATTGCGGTTCACCAAACAAGCTTTTTCTTGACTGGCCTAGATGGTACTATTACGCAAGGCGTGACGTTGTGAAATTGTTATCGCCAAAAGAAAATGACGCAAAGTTTAAGGTGACGTTTGAATGAGTAATGTTATAAAATTGCCAATTTTAACAAGGCAAGACTTATCTGCAAATGAAATGCTGACAAATATAGCTGAGAGCAATCCAGATCATGCTTTTGTAATAGTTTGGCCTTCTGATGGCTCTATGCCTACATACCATTGTACTACTGGTGATACGCCTGTGGTTTTAATGAGGATTCAAGAATTTATACATAAATATTACAACGGTGATTTTGAATGAATTGGCCTAAACCAGACCAGCTAATTGAATACTACGGCAACCCTGATATAAATGGCGACGGATTGCCTGATCCAATATGGGAGCGTGATAACATAGTACGGATTGCTCCGCCTTATCCTATGGTTCTGGCATGGGATACGCGCCGTGATGTAAGCAGAATTGCAGTACATAAAAAATGCGAAAAATCATTACGCAGGATATTGACTAAAATAGCTGAGGAATTTTCAGCGCAGGAACGGGCGTATCACCAACTTGATAGATTTGGCGGTTGTTATAACTTCCGTCTTATGCGCGGCTCTAATCGTTTAAGCGTGCATTCATATGGGGCGGCAATTGATCTTGCACCTGAGTTAAACGGTTTAGGCGTAAAGTACAAACCAAACAGCCGGATGATGCCAATGAAGGTTATCAGGATATTTGAAAGCGAAGGCTGGGGCTGGGGCGGGGAATGGCACAGACCGGATGCAATGCACTTTGAGGCGGTTGAGTAAAAACACCCCTTTGATCGCTAGTGCCATTATGTTATGTTACTATTAATAGCCCCCCATTGGATATGCCGAAAGGCTCCCAATGGGGTTTTAAAAAACGACCCGCCGGTTTGAGGATACGCTTACGCGCATAGCCTTGGCGGGTACTGTTAATTGAATTTACACAATAACCGCAGCTATTGCAAGCCCTAATCCAGCAAACAACCCAGCCAAAAACTCCCCAACCTGTGTAGCCTCATTTAATTGTGGCAATCCTTTGCCTTTACCAGATGGGTAAATATACCAACCAATGGTATATCCTACGGCTTTTAATGCCCCGCCAATGGCTAAAACAAGGCCAGCAATGGGGTTTAGATAGCCCAAGGCTATAACCCCACCAATAACAGCGGCAACACCTACAACAGCCAGACCTAGCAAGCAACGATCATAAATATCTTCTGGCTCTGGTAATGGGTTTCTGGTTCTAGGGTCAACACCAAACCAAAGCCGGACAATCCAATCAAGCTTTTCTGGCTTTATGGGTTTCCAGACTGTCCCTAGGCTCATGTATTGCCCGTGTCCTGTTGACTTCATAAGGGAGATAATTGTCACAATCGCCGCAACTATCGCAGGAATTAGAGTGTTTGAATACTCGGCCTGATAAGCCTCAAACGTGACATAGCCAAAAGCCCCAGCCCATAACAGGTTTTTAATCGCTTTGGGCATAAGCAATGCCCCGCCATGTATTCTGGAAACGATAGCTAAGTAAAATGGTATAAAGTACAACATAAAAAACACTATACCAGAAACCCCACCAATGGTATAGTCAAAATGTCCGGGGGCTTAAAGTCTCCTTTGATGAGTACATTAGCAGGGTTTTGTTTCCTTTCCCCGTTGCTTTCCCTGCACCGCGTAAAAAGCAAGCCCTCGGACGCTTTAACAGTGAGGTTTACATGGAATTTATCACTCAGCATTATCAAGACATCCTAGCGATTATTGGCGCGGTTGTATCTCTGGCAACTTTGATTGTTGGCCTGACACCGACCACTAAGGATGATGAAATCCTTGGCAAAATTGTGCGTGTGCTGGATTACTTTTCAGTCCTGCCAGTTAAGAAATAACGCGCCGCCATGTCAAAATGGCTTATATACCTAATTGGCGGCATGGTCATTTTTGGCCTTGCCGTTTTTATCACTTGGCAAGCACTGGAAGCAAAATACAGGCAGGGTAGGGCAGAGGAACGAAAAGTCTGTGAGGTCGAAAAAGTACATGAATATGAACGCGGGGTCAAACTAAGTGAACAAGTCGATATTGAGATTAAACGCCTTACCCTTGATGATGTTGACCGCTTGCTTGCTTCTAATAACTGGTTGCGCTCAGAAGCCGATAAATAACTGCGCTTGGACAACGTACATTTACGCGCACAAGGATGATACGCCGAAAACCAAAAGCCAGATATTAGCGCATAACCTAAAGCGCAAAGAGATTTGCAAATGAATACAACCGCCTCGTATGACGTAACTGGCTATAACGTATCCGAGGTTGTCGAGGTGAACATTAAACGCATTGGGGGTAAGTATGTCGGACGATTTGAGGACTGGCCTAACATCGCCCTACTTGTACCTAAGCGACATTACCTTGATAAGATTATCCCTGCGCTCATTCAGGCTTTATATTTGCAAGCTGGGGAACGAGTACACGTTCGACATATGGGATCAAGAGTTACAGCGGCGTGTAAGGCACAAACAACGCCATAATCATTATATACATCATCCGCCTTAACCGATACCACTTGCGCGGTTGGCTCGTCTAAAAACTTCCATGAGGCTGAAATAAGTGACCAATCGCGGGTTATTTGGTCAGGGTCAAAACGCTTTATTTTTACGGCTAAATCATATTGACTATGCTTTAAGTCAATATCTGTACACTCTACATCGTAGGTAAGTATCTTGGCTTTGTGATACAGCATCAAGCCCCCATGCGGGGGATTGTACCATATTATTTAACGGGATGTAAACAATCCCATGCGGCGTTATAACTGTCAAACTCAAGTTCCCCAACTAACCATTTTTGCGCGATAGGGTCATAGGATACTTGGCTTAATTCTGTCATGGCAAACCTCTTGGGGAAGGCAGATATAATACGCTAAGGCTTGCGATTTTTCAAGGTATTTTCAACCAGCAAAGCATAGCCAGCGATATCATGCCAGTTGTCAGGATAATTGGGGTCACCCGTAATGGCTCTGGCAATCTTGTAAAATATCATGTCGATTGCCTCTTTTTGATAGTCCGGCAACATATCGTAGTTTTTCCCATCCCGTACAGCGCGTTTTAGGCTTTGGGAAATGTAGGCGTTTTTTACGAATGACCCGTAAATTTGCTCACGATCCGAAAGTGTTTGCTCAATTTGAGTGATTTCAGGCTCGTTAACGGATAACACCTTATCATTAAAGGTTGTACCGTCAGGCTCTTGGTTGTTTCTGAATTCATCTTCCGTCATCTCACCACCTCCAAATGGCTGTAATGTTCATATCCGTGTGTACGCCTAATGATACCAGCTTTTTCTAGCCGCCTCAATCGCGTATTAAAATCAAGTTCCCCATCCTGCCAGTAACTACGCAACGCTTCAATATATGCTTTGTTGCCGCCAGCTTTGGTGCAGATAATTAGGGACACTAGGCATTCGTCTTTATCGCGCATAGGAATTACTTTAACTCCCAAACAATACAAATATCCTTGATCTCGCTCGGCAAAAACACGCCTTCACGGGCAAAGCTATCGTCGAAAGTTCTAATTCTGGCGGTCATTTCAGCCATTTCAAAGGCGCATCTTGCGCCTCTGGTCGGCGATTTATAAATGTTGAACTCTTTGACCAAATCCTTACCCAGCTTTTCAGTCACGATTTTTGCGAGTTGCTCCTCAGCGAGTTGCCGCACAAAGTCCGATGCGGGTCTGTTGCAGTTGATCCAAGTGGCTTTAAGGGTCATTCCTTGCTATCCATCCGTTTCAGGTATTCGCGGGCGGCTTTAAAAAGGCGCGAAAACATAAAATCACTATCTGCATTTGGCCTTGCCGGTATTTGCATGACAAAGCTTTTCGGAAATTGATGATACTCCCTAAGTTCTTTTTCTATAGTTTCACAATGATCAATCGCCTCACTCAGCCCCTCAATATGAGGTAGTTTTTCGGTTGGCGGTTTAGGGGCGGCGGCAAGCATGGCTTCGGCATCTTCAATAAGACACTCGGTTGATCTGATGCCGGGATGTGCGTGGACGTATCCTTTGGCCAATGGCAACAAATATCTAACCATATCACGAAACCCTTCTAGTTCAAGAGCGTATAGCTCTGGCACCCCACCAATCAGGCCACGGGCGGCAAGATGGTCGATGCAGTGGTTCCAACCAACATCAAAGCAATCGTTCTCAGGCTTTCCGATCCACTTATTTCTAGGGCAGACATCCCGCTTTAACGCATCCAAAGCCTTCTCATCATATTGGGTCATTTCCCCTCCTGCGCGATTTTATTGTATTCCTTAATAAATATTTTACACCTAGACACCATGTCATCCATTGGTTCAGCGGCTTGCTGTGGCGCATCCATAGCCGCACAAAGCGCATCAAATGTTGCATTAAAATCCAAATCAACCGGCTTTGCCTTCGCCTCTAGCGCGGCGGCAGTTTGTGTGTCATACCCCATGTTAAGCTCTTGCGCTTGCTCGACTAACTTATCAAGGGCGTATATACGAGCCAAAACCTGCTCATCTATCTCGTCAATCGCGCCGCTGTGTTGGGCCGGAACAGTCTGCGGCGATAGGTCGGCTAAATCAGCCCGTATATATTTTACGCTTTCATGACTATCGCAGACGCAAGGCTCTCTGTCCCATGAACCGTTATCTTGAAAGCCCATCCATGCATAAATCTCATCTGGCATTTTTTCCATTATTCTTTCTCCGTCATCTTAGCTGGCCCCGTTGGTAACAATCCAGCGTACTTTCCAAAAATTCGGCAATACCACAATGCCTGACTTGATTTTACTGTTCCTGATTTTAAATGCGCTCTAATTCTCGCTATTTTTTCTTCGGCAATGTCACACCATTGATAAGCCATTTCTATAAGCTCATCTTTCTTATACCGATCCAACATGGTGATTGGCGGATAATCTTCATTTCCTTCTATAATATCTGAAGGATTAAACGGGATAAGGTTTTGATCCGGCATATCCGGCTTCGTGTTCGGAGCGTCCTTTTCTTCACTGGTCATTCTCAGCCTCAATTATTTTAGCAGCTTCTATTTTTGACTGATCGGCAGGAATTGGACTTCCTGATAATTCTGCCCTGCCGACTTTAAACGAATGAATATAGGCTGGATGACGATTGCCTGATGGTGGCGGATTGTCTTTGTTGCGCCCATCCATATAGCCTTCGCTAAATTCTTGATCTAGTTTATTTGTCATTCTCTGCCTCGACTTTCTTAAACTCAACGACCCAGACCCAAGGGTTTTGATCCCATGACTCCACACCGTTTATTACTTTCCAAAGTTGCCTGAACCATCCGTATGCTGTGTCGTCACGATCCACATATTGCTTGCGCTGCCTCATCGGCAACGGACAACCTTCTGCGCTTGCATCATCTTCGCTGATGTCCTGCAACCGTTCCACCCTGACCCCCATGACCTCCAGCGTGAGCCTGCTGGCGGCGCGGGGCATATGAATAGATGGTCGCCACGGTGTTGCTTTATATTCAGGAAAATCCGCTTTATAAATATAGCAGTCTTTTAAATCGGCATCCTCTGGTGCCCAGCTATATTGCCAAGTCTCCCGCACCCATAGCCTGTCACCGCGCTGACCGTATGGGCAGACAATTTCGTCACGGGCAATAGGATTGAACCGTTGCCTTGCATCGTGTTCGGTCGCGTAGAGGCAGTCGTCCTTCATGCAGAGGCTTGTCGGCTGTTTCCATACCCGCCGCGTCTGCGTCTTTTTGCCTTCCAGAATTGCCCGAACCATCGGCGCACTAAATAAAATCGGTCGTTCTTTCATGATACTCCTTTCTAAAAATCGGCAGACATTGCCCGGTCTGCCAGCGGGTACGCAGTTACTAAGGCTGTTGGTTTTCGGCAACGCCCATCCAATCATCTGCCAAAAGGTCGCTTTGTGACGCAACCCACGGGACGATATGCCCGTCCGCCGTTCTCATGTCGATATGGGCGTGATACTGGATGGTCGTGCCTTCCGGATAAATTCCGAGGAGAGGAGGGCGGTTGACTTGAAAGGTGGATCCGTTCACCAGAAAGATGAACATATCCTTTCCATTCCATCCTTCACGAGCAACATTGCCCCCGTCTTTTAAAATTTCTAAAGCTTTACCAAAGTCCATAGT